CTTAGATATTAATTTTAGATAATTATACGCTTTATTTAGACATTTTATTTATATGTATCTTATCAGTTAAATACTTTTAATAATATAATGTCTTATCTGGGATTACCAGTTGAATGTATTTTTTTACGAATTGTAAAAGTGATTATTTTTACATTTATGTATATATTTATATTAATTATAAGAAACACCATATGTTTATTATAATTGTGTTAATATTTATTTGTCTTGAATTCCATATAAAACAGGTTATTGTATTTATTTAAAACATGTAAAATCCGCGCGGTCGCAATATTCACGCTATTTGTCGTAACACAATTTTCGTGCCATTGGACAAACCTCATATGTATAATATATAAATGTAAAATTATATATTATACATAATGGATATTTCAAAAGCAAAGGACATATTAGATTACTGGATTCCAAAAAATGGAGAAGGCGACCTGAACAAATGGTTCATGAAAAGTAGCGAGTATGATGATGAAATTAAAGAAAAATTTGGTGATTTGCTAAAAAAGGCAGAAAAAGGCAATGGCTTCAGCTGGTTAATAAGTAAAGATAGTTTTGTTGCGTATATTATTTTAATGGACCAATTTTCACGACATATTTACAGAGGTTCTGGTGACGCATTTAAAAATGATGTTTCAACAATGATCTTTACTAAATTGGGCTTTGATTTATACAGACACCAATTAGTAGGTTACGAATTTATGTTTGCTTTTATGCCGTATATGCATACAGAATCGCTTAAATATCAAAAGAAAGGCGAAAAGTTATTTAATGAACATCGTGAATTATACGTCCGTGCCCAGGGTGGTAGTTTTGGTAACAGTCATTATGACGCCAAAAAAGGGAGCAGATATCACTTATTGTCCCAAAAGGATAAATCCGACAGTGGGTTCATGTCTGGAATAGAACATGTATTAACACAAGCAGATAAAGATTTGAAAATGTTAGATCAAATGCAACCACATGTTATGGGTCATAAACGGACGATTGAGCAATTTGGAAGATTCCCCATGAGAAACGACACATTGGGTAGGGAGTCAACCGAGAATGAATTGCCATATAATCGATAATAAATGATGAATTAGTATTTTATAATATACTATTTTTATTCGTTAGATGATTGTACATGATTCTAAATTTACCAGTTCTTTTATTTTTTGTTTATTATATTTTAACTTGAATTGTCAGTTAAAATATGTTCATTTATTTATCCTTATAAAATCGGCCGCGGTCGCAATATTCACGCTATTTGTCGTAACACAATATTCGTGATATTGGACGAACCTTTTGTAAAAAAGAATGAATAACTATTAAATAATAATATCATTGAGGAAATTGATTAGTTAATTCTGATTATTGTATTATAATTTAATTTCTAGTAATACTTCTTCTTCTTCTACTTCTGTGATAATATCATTTATTGTATCTTTTACTGTATTATTTATAATTTTATCCATATTAGATATACTCATTTCGATATTTCTCTCACTATCTGATGATGAAATACTAATACTCTCATCATCGCTTTTCATATTTATAATATTTTGTGGTGATTTTAATCGTTTAATTAATTTATCCATGCTATTTGCGATTGTATCACCCGTAACACGCTCTTTTTTTTTCTTTTTTTCTAATTGTAATGTATTTATGATGATGTCTTGTTCTTTTTTCATTTCACTTTCTAATTCTTTACGAATAATATCACGATGATCTTGTGCTTCTGCCAATATTATTCGTTCTTTATCTTTTTGCTTTATAGCTAATAGTTCTGCCTGTTCTTCGCATTCTTCATTGTCAATATATATTTCAACAGCACCAATGTCCAATATTTCCGGTTTGACAAAATCTTTATTTTCAAATTTCTTTCCAAATTCTTGTAATATATTTTGTGGAATATTCGGACTTTGTTCTATTAATCTGTCAATTTCTGCACGACATTTTTTTATAAATGTTGAACCATCTGTGGTTCTTTGTTTTACTGGTAAAGATAATTCAACTGCGATATTGCGTGAAAATTTACTATAAGCCAAACTTGCTGAACGATGTCCTTCTAATAATTCACTAACGCGTAAAAATTGACCAACTGTTGTTATTAATCCTGCTGTTAAATTTAAAAATCCTATAAAAAGAGGAACGTAATCTTGTGTACTTTCTGGAAAAGATTTTTGCGCAAAATTTGCTGTTCCTGTTATTGTAGAAAGAATAATAACTGGTAATGCAAATCGAAAGTTTTGTTTTGAATAATACATAAATGCTTTATCATGTAAATATCTATACGAACTCCCTATTTCCCCCCATTTTTTTAGAATTATCTGTTGCTGAGGATGCCATATTTTCTTTTTTTCTTGTCCTTTGTCCATAGAATCCATTATATAATATCATTATAAAATATTATTAAATTATGATTATTTAAATAATATAACTGATTTAGTTTATTTTGGTCACAGAACTCAAAATTAAACGCGGTTTATTGATTTATAAATTTTTAATCTATAAATATACTAATGAACGCAAAAAAAAAATGTATGGATAATAAATCAATCCCTAAAAATATAAATGGACTAATTTGTTTTAAAGACTGTCCAGAGTTTACACCAAATTTAACCCCAAAAGAAATATTTGAATTAGGTAGTTTTGGAGGAACATATTGGAGACCTATTAAATCAATATTTTATAAAACATGTCTTAAAAATAAGCATAAAAAATATTCATGGTTAAAGGGTATTCAAGATGATAAATTAATAAGACCATTCGATGAATATGATAAAACAATTAACAAATATGGAACAAAAGTAGGTACAACTTTGCAATTTTGGGAAAAAAAAGGATGGATAGATAAAAATGACCCGTATGGATGGGTTCAATGGTATTGTGAGTTTTATTCAGGTAGACGAAGTAAAGATGATAACAGACAAATAAGTAGATTTAATAAATTAGCAGGTCCAAAGGGTAGATTTAGAAAATGGTTAATAACTCTCATATTAAAAAAAGGTTCAAAAAAGGATTGGGATAATCATAATATAAGTCCTGCTATTAGACAAACATTGCAACATTGGGGTTATAAATTAACAAAAAAAGACTTTGATAATGAAGTAAAATCTAGAAAATAATAAACATATTTCAAAAGCAACTGATATTTTTGATTTTATTATAATATTTTTCTAAATGATCCTACGCTATAATGATAAATTATGAATGAACTGAATCCTATTATCACGTCAATAAGTAATGGAATGTAAGCATTATCGCTCTTTGAAATTGCAAAATATGCAAACATAAAATAAAGAATTGAATGTATCGGGCGTAAATTATTCCACCAAATTTTTTGACCAAAAGTTTCTCCACCCTTTTTACGTTTTCCAAATATGAATATATATGCAAATCCTATTGCTGGTAAAATAGATAAATAACCTAAATACGGTAAATATTTTTTATTTATTGATTTCGCTATTAAAACAAATATAAATCTTAATGGGATACACAAAAGTAAAAAAACTAAAAATCTTTTTTGAATAGTATTCATATATAATAAAAATATATATATTATATATGAATAAATGGTATAAAAATCTAAAAAAAGCCCCATTTTCACCTCCCGGGTATGTTTTTGGAATTGTTTGGCCTGTTTTATATACTTTGATGGCTATTTCTACATATTTAGTATGGACCAATAAAAAATGTTACCCTTATTGTTCCGCAATAACATACTTTAATATTCAACTTTTTTTCAATTTAATATGGACAACATTATTTTTTAAATTTAATATGCCAAAGGTAGCGTTATTAGATATTATTATTATTATGGGCTTTACAATATTGACTTGTAAAAAATACTTTGAAATTAATAGATTGGCTGCATATATTCTTATACCTTATATTGGGTGGCTTTGTTTGGCATTTATCTTAAACTTATATATTATAATCTATAATTGATTGCATTGTTATATTACAACTTCTAAAATATTAAGAGGTGCACTTATTTTTTGGTAAATAATTTCAACTTCACTCTGTTTTTTGTAATAACAACAACAATGTTTACAAAACTTTGATAATATTCCCATATAAAATTAACATGTATAATATTTTCAAAACTAAATATTATATCAGACTTAATTATATATGACATCCATTTATAATAAATATGATAAACTTTCACCGTTTCATCTAAAAAATAAATTGATTGAAATTGCATCTAATAAGAATAAAATAATATATAATGCTGGTAGAGGTAATCCTAATTTCTTAAATATACCAGTTAGAAAACATTTTGCCCATCTTCAACTCATATGCTTACAACTTACAGATTCAATTATACCAGGATTGGCAACTTATCCATTACCTGGTGAAAAAAAATTTAAAAAAATTTTACTATCAAAAATAAATAAATTAAATTCAAAAAAAGATAAAATATTTTTAAAAAAATACATTAATTATATCGCTAATAATAATAAAAATTCAGAATTGGCTTTACAACAATTGGTTATTTCAGTTCTCGGTTGTTTCTATCCTAACCCACCGAAAATTCAACCATTTTTACCTTCGATTTTAGAACCATATATGTTTAACTTGATGTTTAATAATAAAAAAACAAAAGAAAAATCTTCAAATTATGATTTTTTCCCAACAGAAGGTGCGTGTGCAGCAATCCTTTATACTTTTGATTCACTTTATATTAATGGTATTATAAATAATGGTGATAAAATTGCAGTTATAACTCCTATTTTTACGCCATATATAGAATTACCAAGTCTTAAAAGATATAATATGAAAATTATAGAACTTAAAGGTGACCCCAATAATGACTATGCTCTTAGTGATTCGGAAATTAATAAATTAAAAGATAAATCTATAAAAGGATTATTTATTGTTAATCCATTAAATCCAAGTGCATATAGTCTCCCTCTTGACAATATTAATAAAATTGGTAAAATTGTTAATACTGTCAGAAAAGACCTCGTTATTATATCAGATTGTGTATATGCCCCATTTGTTAATGAATACAATTCTTTGATGTATAGTTGTCCAAAAAATACAATAGAAATATTCTCATTGAGTAAATATTTTGGTGCAACTGGGTACAGACTTGGGGTTATTATGTTAAGAAAAGAAAATATATTTAATCAATTATTAAAAAAATTACCAAATATAAAAAAGAAAGAACTAAATAAAAGATACGAGAATGTTTCAATTAAACCCGCAAATTTAACATTTATGGAAAGATTGGTTTTAGATTCAAGAGATGTATCAGAAGCACATACAGGAGGTTTGTCAACACCACAACAGGTTATTATGTCAATGTTTATATTTTTTGATATGATTGATAAAAAGAATAAATATAAAAAAGAAATTCAAACAATATTAAAAAAAAGAATGAAACTATTTTATAGTGAACTGAAAATGATGCCTAATGAAAATAATAGAGCAACAAATTATTATACACTCGTTGATTTACCCCATGTAACAGAACTTTTATATGGTAAAAAAGCAAAGGCAAAATTAATGAAAACACATTATCTTGAATTTCTATTTCATCTTGCTAAAAAATATAACACAATTTTATTACCAGGTATAGGATTTGGATCAAATAAAAGAACATACAGAGCAAGTATTGCAAATCTTAGAACAGACAATTATCTTCAAATTAGTAAGAATATTAAAAATACTATTAAAGATTTAACTAAATAATTATATATGAATATTATATAATTATGGATTACATTAAACCATTCTTAATTGGCGGTTCTTTAATTGCAGGTTCAAAATATATATCTCATTTTGTTGCACCAGAATATAGTCCACTCATTGGTGGACTCCCTACTGGAATTATTGCATCATTCTTTATATTGAATAATTCATCAAAGCAAAAATATTACAAAGGATATTTAATATCATCAATTATGATTACAATCTCAATTATTTTTATAAATATGATGTCCGCAAAATTTCCTATTATGCATGTAAATAAGTTATCAATTATGGCACTCTTTTTATGGATAGTTATTAGTTTTTTTATTATAAGGTATGATGTCAAACATCATGTGATCTAATAAATATTTTACCAATGCAACTCGTGTACACCAAAACTTATTTCTAATAATGGACTAAGTACGCAAAATTTCCGTCCTCTTTTTCAGATAAGCAAATAATATTTTTTTGCTTAAATTTTAACTGTATATTTATAACCAGATTTATTTAATAATTTATATTTAAGATTTGACATTCCATTTGTTTTCCAATCTTGTAAATCTTTTAATATATTCTCTCTCTTTTTTAAATTTGTTAATTGCTTTTTTTCTTGGGTATTAAAATGGTAGATTTCTTTAATATCTCCTTCTATTGGACAACATATTTGACTAACATTTTTAGATAATCTATTATATAAAGCATCATCCTCTCCACCCCATCCCCAAAAATCATTTGGATACCCATTGGTTGATTTAACCAATTTAGGCGATAATGTCAAAATACCACCTATAAATGTACTAAATGAATATTTATCTTTCCATCGATCACCTATATGAATTGGGTTAGTTGAATAATTTGCATAATATGGTTTCATATTTGGATGAGGCAATAAATCAACATCATGTGATATTAATATTTCACATTTATCTTTTATAGCTATTTTCATTCCAATATTTAATAATTTACCTCTATTGAATTTTTTATTATCATCACTTTGTTCAATAATATATATTTTATAATTTAAATTTCTTAAAAAGTTGGGCATATATTTTAAAAATGCTATTAACATTTTACCTCTTTTTTGTTGAATCTGTTCTCGAAAAGGTACTATAATAGCAATTTTTCGTTTTGATAATGTTTTTGTTTTGAAATATTTTTTTTTTATTTTCTTTCTTTCTTTTTTATATTTACTAAATTCAACATTACTCATCTATATTTTATATATAATAATAAATATTTTATATTGCATTGAAAAAAAGAAGGATATTACTATAAAATAATTTTATTTTATAGTTGTCAATAGTGGGGTTTGAACCCACGAGTACGAATACATTCGATCTTAAGTCGAACCCCTTAGACCAACTCGGGCATATTGACGTATATATATATTGTATATAATCTTTATGTATTATTTCATTATTTATAAAGTCATTTCTGACTAATCTAATCGACCTCTGTTAACACCGAACTCAACCTTTATCTTTTATGTGCCAGAACCCAGGAGGCCTTCAATAATGTCTCGGTATTTTTTCTCGATATCTTAGACATATTTGATCCCCTATCTGACTTCTTTGATTCTCCATCTGCCATCGCTTCATCGCATGCTTGTTTGGATACCATCGCTTCGTTGCGTGCTTGTTTGGATGCCATCGCTTCGTTGCGTGCTTGTTTGGATGCCCGATCTTCTATCATCTTGCATAGTTGATACTGAACAGACTGGTCCATACAATAAAGTCCGGGCATCACTACTAGACTGTTATGCATGGGTATCTCTCCAATATCACCACCTTCCCCGATCATTTTATATAAATTGTCACCGGTCTGATTTAATATAGCATCGCTAAGAATATCACAACGTGTTCCACCGAACGTGTTTGACAATTCTGCGCGACAACATGCACAATTCTGGTGGTTTGTTTGATAACCATTAAAAGTTTGCATACCCATAGCTAATCTCATTGCTGTTGTTTGTGTCTGCAGCTTCTCTTTTAACTCACCTGCTCTCGATGCATGCTGGCATCCGGTAAATACAATGCCTGCATCAGGATTATCTATTGTTTCCATCGTGAAGATATCATAATATTCCAATGAACCGTCAATATTCCTAGTAAAAGATGCAGATTTTGTCACCCAATAATCAAATGCCCTTTCTCCCAAACGGCGAATCTCTGATATTGAAATATCTTTAACGCGACCCATGTATCTATACAATTTCAGGTCCTTGATAACTGGTATTTTACACAATCTCAATTCTTTTAATGAACGCGCCAACTCCTTTCGTTTTCCACTCAAGGTATGACCAGTCAAACCTAATCTCTGCTTTACATCCCTTTCTCGTACAAGCAACTTGACGTACCACAATGCAATAAAACCAAAAAGTTCATTAGTTCCATCGCAACTCAATGCCCAAAGAGGAATATCAAGTCTCTGATACGTAAGCACAGGCATTTTACGCTTCAATATGTTCGATTGAAGGTTCCTCACAAACTCACGAGATGCCATATGCGTTCCGCGTGGTATCATTACTGGCAACATATGTCTATGATCCATTGATTTTGCATGTTTCACCATCTTGATATAGTCTGACATTGTCTCGCCAAATCTCGTGTGAGATTTCATGTTTTTACTCAATTTTGGATGAACAATACTAGATGTCGCAAGTAAAATTTGTGGACAAAGATGTGTACCACTGTACGCATCCTTCAACATTTGTGATAGGTTTGGTGCCAAACTTCTTATTGTTTCCAATAAAGATTCAGGACACCTATCTCCGCTTTTTGAAGAGGTCAATGTCCACTTTCTTAGCCAATAGTTAGGTTCAAATTCAGACTCTACTATGCCACGTACCTTGATGTCAACATTCACTTTAAGGTGTTCAAACCTCATCGGAATATTATATTTCGATACATCAAAAATAGATGTTGCCATCACATTTGTCCCAATTAAAATTGAATCTGTAAACAATTCCCATCCACATGGAAGGACAATCCCATCATATATATTCAAATTGCCTTCTCGGCGATTAGGCTTGTTATCCCAGTATAAACACCCACTATGAATAGCCAACAACTGTTTGAATATTGCCAACTTCTCTCGATTTCCTAACCAATAAAAATCGATGTCTTGGGGTACAAGTACCTCAAGCAATTGACGAATATTAATGATATTCATCGGGTCTATTACCACTGCCCACCACACAATTAACATTGACCCGTGTAACAACAAAGGTTCATGTCCAATGAATGCTGGAAGTGAAAATATTCTCAAAACCAAAAGAGAAATGTACCACTTCCCTAACTTGTCTATTTCTTCTTGATCCGTAGATCTCTCTGCGTCTCTTTGAAGATTGCGCATAAGCGCATTGTACGTTTGCTCTCCTGTATACGTTTTATCTAATTTTACTGACGAATTTTCGTCAGTAAATGATGCTTTTTTTTCTTTAAAACTCATCTTGTAATTATATCAATTATGAAATATATGTAATAATGCATCATTTTTTTATTTTTTAGTCTGTTTTTTATAAAATATTACTGCATTTTTAATCTGAACTGACCACCTTACTGGCTTACCATTTTTTAACTGTTTTCCTTGTAATACAATATAATTTAATTTTAAGTTTTTTGAAAATAAATATCCACCCCTTCTATATTCCTGCTTATCCTTATCAATATATTTGATATCTGTCCACTTAGGCAATTCTTTTATATCCTTCTTATATTTTATTATACAAAATCCCTTTAATTCGTCAAATATCTCATTCGGTGTTAATTTCATTATAATTATAATATATATTTTTAAGTTTATACTTAAAGATAATAACACATATATATTTGTTAGTTAAATCTCTAAATTGGTTTATAATAAAGCGGATTACCCTTATTTATAACCCATGATTTAAAAGCAGTGGATTACCCTTCTTTTATAATCTAAAATAAGTAGATAGGCTTGAAATATTTATAATTGTGATTATAAATAGATTGTTCGTGAAAATAATAACATTATTACTTTCATATTCAAATCTACGTAACCGTAGTAAAATTCTTTAATTCGTATAATGAATTTTCTTTCAAATGGTCGATAATATTAGTAAGCATTAACTCTGATAATACAATAACCATCTCATTTGTTTTATCTGTCTTTATCTTATACTTATCACCCCCCATATACGTGATATCTGATATTTTTGTACTTACCTTTGGTTTTGGACCGCGTTTTTTACCTTTGGTTAAAATTCTAAGTTGTTCGGTAAGGTCCTTTACCTGTTTTTCCAATAGTTCGAGTCTTAAAAATAAAGACGGATCTATTGTTCCTAATTGTTTTGTTACACATGACATATTTATAATTTATTTAATGTATATTTATTAATTTATAATTCATTTTTTTATAATAAAAAATGATTTTTATTAATTTATAATAGATTAATAATTAAACATATAATGACTACTTTAAAAGATTCAGTAAACATCAAAGACATCAAGGCTTTGACCAAAACAATTCGCGATGAACGTAACAAAAATCGCTACATGATTGCCGCAGAAATGGCAA